AGTTTTAATTACTTTATCACTCACGCTTGATACAAATTTTTTACCATGCATATCATTTCCTTTTTGTTTCCACACTAAACCTCTGTCCTTTAGATAACGGACAAAAGGGTGCCACTTGTTAGCACTCCGGGCGCACATAATCATATTGGCCCCTACTTTGATTTTATTTTCTATTTCATCCATCGAAGTGATGGTATCAAGAACACCCTCTTCTTTTTCTTTCGCCGGGCTGCATTCGTAATCATTTCCCAAACGAGTTTCAATATTTTTAACCACTCGACGTGCTAGAGTATAAATTTTTTTAGGCAATCTGTGAGTATGAGGAAGGATTATTTTTTTTACACATGGCCATTTTTGAAATATTCTAATATCACATCCTTTCCAATGATAAATAGCTTGATCATCATCCCCAGCCATGTAAAATTCTTCTGATTTTTTTGCTAATTTTGCAATTACTTTCCATTCTAGTTTTGAAAGGTCCTGAACTTCATCCACCATTAGAATTTTATACGAAGGAAAAATAATATCTGGGTGAAGAGCTTTGTGAAGCATGTCTTCAAAATCAATAAGGTTATTTTGGTCTTTAAATTTAGTATATAGATGATAGTAGTGTGTAATTTCATCTTCACGTATCTTATCGAAGCCATGGCTTTGATTTAAGTTGTAATAATTAATTAAACCTTTGAGATCCTTGCTCATATTATGTCGAGCTAGGCCGATGAGTTGTAATATTAAACCTAATTTTTTATCTTCACCCTCCGTCCATACTGCAAATTCTTCTTTGTCTTCTGTGTCATCAAGGGTCGTATTTATTTTTTTCCAATTTTCCGGATCGATTTTAATTTTTTTCTTAAATTCTTTTTTATGGCTTGAAGTAAAGACGTCCCAATCTTTAAGTTTATCCATGCAGTAAGAATGAATAGTTTTAATACTTTCTTGTTGATCCTCTGAGAAATTTAATTCATCTTTACATCGATCTCGTAAATGAAAAACCGTAGCTCGTGCAAAAGCTACCATTGCGACCTGGTCGTGTTTTAAACCACCGCTAAACTCATTTCTTAAAATTTCTAAAAGTTTTGTAGTTTTCCCACACCCTGGGCCACCAATAATTTTAGTTCGTGATCTATAAAATCGATCCAACATTAGTACGGACTCTCTTCTTCACCAGGGGTAAAATCTATATCATCCTGTTCAACTGTTTCTCGTTTAATGATTTCTACATCAGTGACATATACCCATTTCTTAATGTTTGCATCCACATGAAGTTTTTCTCGTGAGATTCCATCCATTTTCTTTAACATCTGATGAGTAAGATCTTTAGAAATCTCCCAATCATTAGTCCTAAGAAATTTATAAAAAGGATCAAATGTAAATTTAACTTTACCTTCTTCTCCATGATAAGGTCTCCCAAACAAAACTTGTTTTTTATTTGTAGTTTTCCTGAGATTAAAACAAAAAGTTTGTATTAAAGCTTTAAGTTGAGTAATGGGTTGACTTTCTTCTGGAGCATCAATTGGAGTTGCTTTTACTTGAAGGGCTCTAATTTGTTCATCCCAATTTTTGGTTTTTGGTGGAGTTTTACCGGTTTGTTCTGTTGCTGCTTCTCGTGCTAATTCCGGTTTTACTAATTCTTTAGAATAAAGTCTTACTTCTTCCCCATTAAAACCTAGATACCAAATCTTAGGCGTAGATTTAACATAAGACAAAGGTCCTAGAACCAGTTCATTTGTTGCTGCTCCCCCAACTCCAAATTTTCTTAAAATACATTTATCTCTATCACAATGAGGTTTTAACCAATCTGACCCACAGCGATATGCGTAGTCTTTCTTTTCTCTTGAATTAATAACGTTTTTAACTTCATCATATGACAACCCTTTACCGATGGGTTCAAAAAATTTTTTGTTGTACTCCCCCATTTTTTCTTTCCATTCTTCAGGGTATCGCATTTTAATATATTTAGACATATCCACTAAAGTTTCATTTCTAACTTTTTTCTCCACCCCAAACTTAGCTAAAGCTTGAAAGCAAGGAGGGCCATCTTTAAACCAATCCCCTGTTTCACCCTCATCTATATTTGATTTTAATTTTTTTAATTGAGCAGGAGTAATTTTCTTCTTTTCGTATGCTTCAAAAAATTCTTCAAGAGTGGCTTTTGTTCCGTCTTCCTTAATCATATATCTTTCTGTGTTTGCAGCATTATGGTACGGAAGATTAATCCAACTCCCGGCGGATCCTTTTTCTAGATTTAAATATTTTTGAACTGGAAAAATTTTGTCAGGTTTCTCTACTCCAAAAATATTTTTAATTGAGTGAAGTTTTTCTCTCATAAGTAAAGCTGGAACTTCTTCGTTTAAGAAAATATATAAATGAATCCCTCCACTTTTTGATCTGAAAGGAATGGTTGGAACATTTAAACTTTTTAATTTTTTAAATAATTCTGGTATGGAGGGCTTATAATTATCTAAATCCATAGCTCCCCAAGTGCACTTACTATTCTTATTGATTGGGCATAAACCTAGACTATCTGCTTCAATGAAGCCTTTATTTGTTTTAACCTTAAATTTTTTACCTTCAAGATGTGACTGCCACATTTCTAAAGTATGGGGATAACTTGAGGTAAAAGAATCACCAGATTTTTTACCATTACCTTCTTCGTAATTGGCTATATGATAACCAAATCTTTCTTCTAGTCCTACAAATATCTTTCTAAATCGTTCTATATTCATATTATTAACGGGGCGGCTTAAGTCTCCCGCTACCGCCCCTTATTCCTCTGCAAAAGAAATCTTTAATAAGGTGATTTTGAATCAGATTCTTCAGTTCCGTGTTTAACGTTTACTAAACCTTTGACATTTTTTTCAGCAAAGTTTTTAGCAATTTGATAAACATTTTTATCTGAAACTGGTCCGACTCTAGACACATCCCATCCAAACCATGTTCCTTTGTCATTAGACATTTGAACAGTTTTTAAATTATAAATGTGGCTATATGTAGGCGGCGTGAACAATCCGTTCTTGCCTTGCATTTTAAGTCCTAACATTAATGAGTTCCAATTTTTACTCACTTTTAATTGAGTAGCTTTCATGGAAATTAATGCTGTTGATGGACTTTTACCCAAAAGAATAACAAAGTGATTCGCCGTATTTTCCAGATAATTACCATTCGGTAATCTATCCTTCCAATTTTTGTCACGAGTTACTTTGCTTAATATGTCGCTATCCGCTCTATGGATCGCTACAGGAGCGCCTGTACTAGAAGCACCTCTGTCTTGCCATTCGACATACTGTCGTTCATAATGGACCGGTATAACTTCTATACCTTTTTTTCCATCATAAATTTCTTTGGTTACGCTGTTTACAATCATTCCAGGTTCTGCTCCGTCAATAAATTTAGCGTTTTGTTTATTAACTTCTGGAGACAATTGTCCTAAGACTTTCAGGAAAGGTAACGCAAGATCTTCCTGCGTTATATTCTGAGAGCCAGCACCTGCATCAGCTTCAAAAATATTTGTAGCCAGTGCACCTGCATTCTCACGTTTCGTGATTCCTTGTTCTTGTTTCATTGTTATTGTTTCCTTGTTAGTTTGGTTCGGTTTCCTACGAACACGTTAAAAATATCCATGGGCATATCAAGATTATTTTCAATACGCTCACGGACGAGTGCTTTGAGAGTCATGGGCTCAACCTTCAACTTTTGTGTCGGTTGATACCCTTGACCCTTCGCAAGGTTAGCATATTCTGCCGCCTTGTTATCTTCGCCACGTCCAAAGGAAACGGAGATTTCATTTTTAATGATATCTCCTAGGCCATTTTGGCGAAGCCAATTATACGCCGCTTCTCTATTTTTGATAGAGATATTCGCCGAATAATACGGTTTCACATCAACT